ATACTAAAGGAAATATGGAACACTATCATGGTAGTTGTGGTAAATCATATACTAAATTAATTCTTGATAGACTAGATGATAAAGAAAAAATGAATGAAGTATATGGATATGGAGTAGCTATAAAAGATTAAGGAAATTGAAAATGAGTAGACCAGGATACATAGAAGCACAAAGAGAAGACATATACCTTAACTTTCTAGATGAAGGTATGACTAAAAAAGAAGCAGAAGAAGCTACGGAAAAGAAAATGCAAGAGATGGAAACAAATGAATAATAGAAAGGATTAATAAAAATATGTCAACCAACATAAACATACATCGAGTCAAAGAAATTAAAAAAACTATTGCACATCATAAAAATATTAATTATGAAATGAAAGCTTTCACTACTATATCTCTTTCAGTATATACAGATGATGAAGAAGTTAATGAACTTCAATTTTATGTACCTTTTGGAGAATCACTTGAGTCTTTAATTACAGAAACTAAGATAAAAGAGTATGATTAAATATGTTAAAAAGAATTCATATTAATATGCACATAATCCGTTCAAGAAAAAAGAAAGGAACAAAAGAACCACCAATCACAGTAAAAACTTATAAAGATAATATCTATGGTAATGAAATAGATATTATTGGATCTAGTAAAGTAATATATAGACCAGAAAAACCACTATCATGCGGAGCAACAGCATGGATAGAAACATTTGGTCCAGTAGTAATCGATGGAAAAAAAACATTAAAATAATAAACTTCATAGTGGCGTTGCCCCCTCTTCTGAGGGGCAACACCCCTCTTAACATTCTTTATAAAGGATAAAAACTATGCAGATGTTTAATCATGATCAAATAGAATTTGAAGTAGAGAAATTTAAACTTGAAGATGTTCCCAAAGATATAGGTATGGGATTAAGAAGAACAGATACAGGAAAAGTTTTATCTATTGTATCAAAAGACTATGAAAAAGTACAATACAAAGACATTGTTACTAATATTGAAAATGCATTAGTAATTGCATCTAATGATTCAGAAGTAGAATTAGATCTGAGTGATACAGAATTTACTACTAATGTAATTAATGGTGGTTCTAAGTTAGAATTACGTGCAAAATTTCATGGACAGAAAACATATTTATCTGATTATAAAAATCAAGAAAGTTTAATTACTCCTGAAATGGTTTTTCGTACATCACATGATAGTACTTGGGCTAACAATGGTATGATGGGAGTATGGCGTTCTAAATGTTGGAACACCTTAGTTAATGGAGACAAGTTAGCTTATATTTATGGTAGACATACTAAAAACTTTGATGTTCTTGGATTTGCTGACAAAATAGGAACAGCCACAAAATATATTAGTGGTAAGGGTATGGAGAAGATGAAAGGATGGTATAATACTCCAGTAAAACGTGAAGAGATTACAAGTTTATTTAAAAATACATTAGCTAAGAAGACTGATAATGTATCAAGAAAGAATGAAGGTAATAAAGTAATGTTATCAAATCTTATGAAAATATTTGATGAAGAATGTCGACATATTGTGGGACGTGGAAGATATGATAGCTACGCTCAAAATACTAAAGGTACATTATGGACTGCTTATAATGCTGCTACTTATTGGTCTTCACATCCATCTCTAATGTCTGGTAAAAGTGGTGGCATACTTTATGAAGGTAATGTTACTCCTAATGAAAAGAGTACGAAAGTAAAAATAAGAGAAGACAAAGTAACTAAAATGTTAAACTCTGATCATTGGAAAGAACTTGAAATGTTCGCAGCTTAAATAATATAAGGAAACTATATGTCTTATATTTTAATTGAATTCGATGATGATAATCTTTGGAAGACCATCAACCCAATGACTGCGGATGATGGTAAAACAATTAAAGTTTTTAAAACAGAAGAAGATGCTTATAAAACATTAGAGCTTTTGCTCCAGGATGATGAAGAACATTACAGATTTATCTGGGGTATGGCTGTAGCTGTGGATAGAATTCATTAAAAAAATTATTTTTTTAGTTGACAGTGTTATATAAATAATATAGAACTTAGTAGTCATTATAAATGTGAAAGGACAAACATGACTGTAATAACTGGTAAATGTAAGTGGGCTTCAATAAGCGCACCGAATACTACATACGAACCTGCATGGCAAATTGATGTATCTCTTGATGATGAAAACCTAAAGAAGGTTAAAGCTGATGGATTATCAATTAAGAATAAGGGTGATGATCGTGGTAACTTTGTTACAATAAAGCGTAAAGTTGAGGGAAAGAAAGGTCCAAATAAAGCACCGGAACTTGTGGACTCTCAACGCACACCAATGTTCAATACCTTAATTGGTAATGGTTCTTTAGTAAATGTTCTTTATCGTCCTTATGAATGGGAACATGCAGGAAAGACAGGTATTTCTGCTGATCTACTTAAAGTTCAAATATTAGATCTTGTTCCATATTCCAATGATGGTGATGAAGATTTTGATGTAGTCGATTCTGGTTATCAATCAGATGATGACATCCCCTTTGCATCATAATTAGAAGGGAGGGCTACGTTCTGTAGCTCTCCCATTTTTCCCATGACAAAACATATTAGTAGTTTAGTAAAAGACATTTATGATCTCTTTGAGAATGATGGTCCTGATATAGATGAACAAGAATTAACATCTAATCTTAATCATTTTTCGGAACAGTTGGAACAACATATTAAAACTTTTCTATTTGAAAAAAGAGATGATAGGAAAAATAATTATCTTAGACTATCAGGCATTGGAAAACCTGATAGACAAGTATGGTACAGTATAAATTTGAAACCAGAAAAAAATAATAATAAAATAATTGAACCAAGTACTAAAATTAAATTTCTTTATGGATATATCCTGGAAGAACTCTTACTCTTATTAGCTAAGACAGCTAAACATAAAGTTGAAGATGAACAAAAAGAATTAGTTCTTAATGGTGTTGTTGGTCATCAAGATGCTGTTATTGATGGCATCTTAGTTGATTGTAAGAGTACATCAGGAAAAGGATTTGAAAAATTTAAATATCAAAGACTAAATGAAGATGATCCTTTTGGTTACATCGAACAAATATCAGCTTATGCTCAAGCTAATGGCTATGAAGAAGCTGCCTTCCTTGTTATTGATAAATCTTCTGGAGAAATATGTCTTACTCCTATTCATTCATTGGAAATGATAGATGCAGAAAAAAGAATTAGTGAACTTAAAAAGATTGTTTCAACTAATGCTATACCTGATAAGTGCTATCCTGATATTCCTGATGGTAAATCTGGTAATTATAAGCTTCATGTTGGTTGCGTCTATTGTGATTATAAAAGAACGTGTTGGTCGAATGCTAATGGTGGCAAAGGTTTACGTGTATTTAATTATTCAAAAAATAAAAGGTATCTAACAAGAATAGGAAGAGAACCAGAGGTTGAAGAACTAAAGGATTGGTAATGAGTCATTGGAAGTATAATGGATTAAATAAAATAGATCCAGATAAATACTTTGGATTTGTATATCGAATAACAAATTTAAAAAATAAAAAAGAATATATAGGATGCAAGCAATATAGAATTAAAAGAAATGGAAAACAAATAGGATCTAATTGGAAAACCTATATGGGTTCCTCAAAGATATTACTTGCTGACATAAAAAAAACAGGTAAGAAAAATTTCTTATTTGAAATTATAGATCAATATGAAAATAAAAGGTCTATGAAATATCATGAATGTTATTATCAAATGTTTTATGAAGTATTAACAAAAACAATTGACGGTACAGATGAGTATGCTTACTATAATAATTATGTTGGTGGACGCTTCACCCGTCCTATTAAAGGAGAACATTTAATGATAGAAAATGACAGAGAAAAAGAAGTCCTTCATAAACAAATTAGAACATTAAAAACTCAATTAGAAAGAGCCAAGAAAAGAATTAAAAAATTAGAAAAAGAAAACACATTTGAATATGATCCTTCTTTCTTTAATAAAAATAATAATTCAAACGTTATTGATTTTCAAAAATATTATAAGAACATAAAAACAACTAAAAAAGAATACACGGAATTACAAAACTTCATGGTTGAATGTGGTTATGATCCTGAAGATAATGAAGATGTTTCAAGATTTTGGGAAGACATTGAAGAAGGTCAGTTAAGATAAATGTCTAAGAACCTTTGGCAAAAAGAAAGAAAACAATTGTTTCGACAACTAACAGAACAATATCAGAATGAAGGTTATGATATTAAAACAGCACGTAAATTAGCAAGGGAAGAAACTGAAGAGATAATGTCTCATGAATTAAACTTTGTGGATAACATTCAAAATGATATTGAGGAATACAATTAGCCAACGACCCCCCTCCTCTGAGGGGGTCGCTGGCATATGAGATTATGGAATCTTGTTGTTAAAAAATATAACGAGGAAATCATATTAGAAAGTTTTTATAATCTAAAAGATGCAAAAGAGGCTCTTGATAATAGAATTACTCTATGGTATCACCTTGGTAAAGACTCACGTTACTCTTACAAAATTAAGGAAAGTTAATAAGAAATGGAAAGTTTAATCAAGATATCAAAGAGTAAAGACAGGCAAAGTCCTGTCATTGAATACCTTACATTATTTAATTCAATGGAAAAGGTTGATCAAATCGAAACATTAGTATCAATAGAAAAGGAGATTGCAGCAACACGAAGAGATATTTGTGATGAAATATTTAAACTTAGCAAAGGAAAGTTTTAATGGCTGAAAGATGGCTAAAGAGGGGACCATGCCCTGATTGTGGTTCCAGTGATGCGAATGTCCAACACTCTGATGGGCATTCTTTTTGTTTTAGTTGTAACACAAGATTCTCTAATAAGGATAATGAGGAAGAAATGAATTATAATATTGAAGAGAAAGACTTTGATGATGTACCTCCTGTCATGACAAATGTTGGATATTATTCTGAAATAAAATCAAGAAATATTACTGAGAAAACTGCTCGTAAATATAACACATGGGTGAGTGATGCCGGAGGAGTTGATCAAAGTCGTCATATCTATCAGTACTTTAATGATAAAGGAGAACATGTTGCCAGTAAAATTAGAAATGTTGAAGAGAAAAATTTCTGGACTGAAGGTGACATAGGAAAAGCAGATCTCTTTGGACAACATTTATTTAACAAGGGTGGTAAATATGTCACAGTATGTGAGGGTGAAATTGATGCGATGTCAGCTTACGAATTACTTGGATCTAAATGGCCTGTAGTTTCAATTAAAACTGGTGCTAAATCTGCTGCTCAAAATTGTAAAGACTCTTTTAAATTCCTGGATAGCTTTGAAAATATTGTATTATGTTTTGATAATGATAAGCAAGGTAAGGAAGCAGCCGAAGAAGTAGCCAAAGTATTTGAACCAAACAAATGTCGTATTGTTAAGCTCGATTTAAAAGATGCTAATGAATATCTAATGGTTAATCAAAGAGAAAGATTTACAAAAGCATGGTGGGAAGCTGAACCATACACCCCTGCTGGAATTATTAATCTTGATTCTTTAAGTTCCACATTATTTGATGAAGACTTTTGTTACACATGTGCTTATCCCTGGGAAGGATTAAATAAGAAAACTTTTGGAATGAGATCTGGTGAACTTGTAACATTTACAAGTGGTGCTGGCATGGGAAAGTCCAGCATCATGCGAGAATTAATGCATCATATACTTAATCAAACTGAAGATAACATTGGTGTACTTGCACTGGAAGAAAGTTCAAAGAATACAATATTTAACATCATGTCTGTGGAAGCTAACTCACGTTTATACATTAAAGAAATACGTGAGAAATATAGTTTGGAAGAGCTTCAGGGATGGTTAAAAAATACAATAGGAACGAAACGCTTCTATGCTTATGATCACTTTGGCAGCATAGATAACAATGAAATATTAGATAAAGTTCGATACATGGCAAAGGCACTTGATTGTCGTTGGATTTTTCTGGATCATTTATCAATCCTTGTATCAGGTCAGGAAGACAATGGCGATGAAAGAAAGTCCATTGATATTTTAATGACTAAGTTAAGAAGTCTTGTGGAAGAAACAGGAATTGGTTTATTATTAGTAAGTCATTTAAGAAGACCAATGGGTGATCGTGGACATGAGGATGGTCGTGAAGTATCACTCTCACATCTAAGAGGATCAGCTTCAATAGCACATCTATCAGATAGCGTTATAGCTCTGGAAAGAAATCAACAAGCCGATAATGATTTTGAAGCTAACACAACAACTCTTAGAATACTAAAGAATAGATACACAGGTGACACAGGTATTTCAACTTACTTGCATTATGATAGCGACACAGGTAGGATGACTGAAGTAAATTCCGCAACTGATTGGGATGATGATGAGTACAACGAAACCCTTTGACTATGATCTTTATCAAAAGTCTGATCCCATAGCTAAAGAAGCTATGATAAATTGGCTAGATAAAAATAACTTTATAAACATAAATCAAAAAGAAACTATGTCCTTTGATATTGTTTGTAATAAATTAGAAACAGATCTTGATGCTCCTATCAAACATTTTTACGAAGTTGAAATAAAATATGGATGGAGGGGGGATTGGCCTCCCTCCTGGAAAGAGATTAGAATTCCTTACAGGAAATCAAAACTCATTGATCGATGGACGAGTCAGTTCATTTATGATAACTTAACTTTTGTTGTTTTTAGAAAAGATTGTAAACAAGCTTGGCATATCCCAGGCGAAGTAGTTGCTAATAGTAGTGTAAGAGAAACGCCAAATAGGAAAATGAAGGAAGGTGAATTATTTTATCACATCAAAACAAAAGATGCAACGCTGGTCAAGATGGAATAAAAGCTGTTATAGATATTGAAACAGATGGATTGAAAGCAAAAGTAATCCATTGTATTGTTTCAAAAGATTACAACACAGGAGAAATAAAAACATGGAGACAAGAAGAATGTAAAGATTTTGTTAAGTGGTCAAAAAATGTAAGCCAATTTATTATGCACAACGGAGTATCATTTGATGCTCCAATTCTTAATCGTATTCTTGGTTGTGGAATACAGTTAAATTCAGTTAGAGATACCTTAATCGAATCACAACTCTATGATCCTCTTAGAGAGGGAGGGCATAGTTTAGAAAAGTGGGGTGAAAAATTAAACTTTCCTAAAGGAGAACTTAATGACTATAAAGAATACAATGAAGACATGCTGCAATATTGTGTCCGTGATACGGAACTTACATGGAAAGTTGCACATAAGTTGGATGAAGAAGGTGAAAAGTTTTCAGAAAAATCTTTAGCACTTGAACATAAGATACGAGCAATAATAGATAAACAACAAAAGAATGGATTTGCTTTTAATATAAAAGAAGCAATAATCTTTTTAGCAAAACTTGAACAAGAAGAACAGGAACTACAAAGAAAAGCCGAAGAAACTTTTGAACCAACAGTAGTAAAATTAAAAACTAAAACTAAATATATTCCCTTTAACATTGCTAGTAGAAAACAAATAGCTGAAAGACTTCAAGAGAAAGGATGGAAACCCACACACTATACTGAAAAACAAAATATAATTATTAATGAAAAAACTTTATCTGAAATTAAAGAACCAGAAATAAAACCTTATGCTGAAATGTTCAGTAGATATTTTTTATTACAAAAAAGAACAGGACTATTAAAATCCTGGATCAAAGAGTGTGATGAAGATAATAGAGTACGAGGAAGAGTTTTAACTTTAAAGACTGTTACGGGACGTATGGCACACCATAGCCCTAATATGGCACAAGTTCCTGCTACATATTCTCCATATGGAAAAGAATGCAGAGATTTATGGACAGTCTCAAACTCTGATACATATTCTTTAGTTGGAACAGATGCTTCAGGTTTAGAATTAAGATGTCTTGCACATTATATGAAAGATAAAAACTTTATTGATGAAGTTTTAACTGGAGATATACATACAGCAAATCAAAAGGCAGCAGGTTTAGAAACAAGAGATCAGGCAAAGACTTTTATCTATGCCTTTCTTTATGGTGCAGGACCAGCTAAGATAGGTAAAGTTGTTGGAGGGAATGCTGAGTATGGTTATAAACTAATTAATAATTTTCTTAAAAAACTTCCAGCACTTGAAGAACTTCGTGACAAAATATTCAAAGAAGCAGAAGGAGGATGGATTGAAGGACTTGATGGTAGATTTTTAAAAGTTAGATCAACACATTCAGCACTTAATACTTTAATTCAAGGAGCAGGAGCAATTGTTTGTAAACAATGGTTAATTTATATGATGCTTATGACTAAACGAGCAAACCTTGATGTTCGATTAGTGGCATCAGTTCATGATGAATATCAATTTGAAGTTCTTAATAAACATATTAATAAATTTTGTACTATAACTAAACAAGCTATGAAGGAGACAACAAAAATGCTACATATGAAATGTGAATTAGATTGTGATTATAAAGTAGGAAAAACATGGAAGACGACTCATTAAAAGATAAGTTTAAATCTCTTTATGTGTCCGTAATCTTTCAAGCATTAATGGACTTAAAAAAATTAAATACATCAATAACTGATACGAGTGTGTCCCTTCATAGTGAGGCAGCACATTCATGGTTTTTTACTACGAGTGGTACAGTGTGTAAAGATTTTGAGGAAGTGTGTGATAACGCAGATTTAAAACCAACATTTGTCAGGCAATTTGCTTACGATGTTATCAATGCAGGAGATGATAATAATGTCGAAAAAAGAATTACAAAATTCTTTACCTAAACAAAATGAAAGATTCGATGACTATGTACTTAGAAGATATCAGGAAGAACACGCATTAAAAAAACAAATAGGAGGACAGCATTATAAAGATTGTGGTATACAACCAGTAGAATATATTCATGCCAATGATCTGGATTACTTTGAAGGAAATATTATCAAGTATGTTACCAGACATAGAACAAAAGGAGAAGGCAAAAAAGATATTGAAAAAGCTATTCACTATGCTCAACTAATACTTGAACTTAATTATAAATAAAATACTAGAAGGGGAACAAAATGTTTAAATCAAATCGAAATCCACAGTTTCGATCAAAATTCAGTGAAGATATTTTTAATACAAAATATTCACATGAAGGAGCAGAAACTTTTCATGAGCTTGCTTGTACATTAGTTAATGATGTATGCCAAGATCATTTAACAAAAGATGCAAAAGAAGAATTAATAGATCATATATCTAATTTAAGATTTATTCCAGGAGGAAGATATCTTTATTATGCTGGAAGAGAAAAGAAATTCTTTAACAATTGTTATCTTTTAAAAGCAGAAGCAGATACAAGAGAAGATTGGGCAACATTAAGTTGGAAAGCTGAATCCTGTCTTATGACAGGGGGTGGTATTGGTACTGATTATTCTGTCTATCGTCAAGAAGGTCAAACTTTAAAAGGAACAGGCGGCATTAGTAGTGGTCCCATACCAAAGATGCAAATGATAAATGAAATTGGTCGGCATGTTATGCAAGGGGGTTCTCGAAGATCAGCTATTTATGCTAGTTTAAATTTAAAACATCCAGATATAGATAAGTTTCTTGTGGCAAAAAATTGGTTTGATATGCCTATTGCAGGTACAGATAAAACTATTTTTGATGTTAAACAAGATGACTTTAACTTTCCCGCACCATTAGACATGACAAATATATCAGTTAATTATGATACAGAATGGTTACTTAACTATTGGGAGACAGGAGAAATAGGAAATGTCTTTAGGACTAATATACGTCAGGCTCTTAGAACTGCTGAACCAGGATTCTCATTCAACTTCTTTGAAAAAGAAAATGAAACATTGCGAAACGCTTGCACCGAAGTTACATCAGAAGATGATAGTGATGTATGTAATTTGGGGAGTCTTAATTTTGCTAGGATTGATGACCTTAACCAGTTGCGGGAAGTCGTTAAACTTGCAACAAAGTTTCTATTGTGTGGAACACTTAAAGCACAACTCCCCTATGAAAAAGTATATAATGTTAGAGAAAAAAATAGACGTTTGGGATTGGGAATCATGGGACTTCATGAATGGCTCATACAACGTGGAGGTAGGTATGAAACAACTCCTGAATTGCACCGCTGGCTTAAAGTATACGAAGCAGAATCAGATAAAACAGCCAGAGATTTTTCAACCATACTATCAATTTCAAAACCAGTGGCAGTCAGAGCAATTGCACCAACAGGAACCATTGGAATATTGGGAGGAACTTCCACTGGAATTGAACCTATCTTTGCCGTGGCCTATAAAAGAAGGTATCTAAAAAATAAAAGATGGCATTATCAATATGTAGTTGATAGTGCAGCACAAGAAATGATTGATTTATATGATATTAAACCAAATCAAATTGAATCGGCATTGGATCTTTCAAAAGATTATGAACGTAGATTAAACTTTCAAGCTAATGTACAAGAGTATGTGGATATGTCTATATCCAGTACTATCAATCTTCCTTCCTGGGGAACAGAAAACAATAATGAAGATATGGTTGAGGACTTTGCTCAAACTTTAGCCAAGTATGCTCACAGATTACGAGGCTTTACTTGTTTCCCTGATGGATGTCGAGGAGGACAACCTTTAACTCCCGTTTTATATAATGAAGCAATGGAAAAATTAGGAGAAGAATTTGAAGATAACATACAAGCACATGATATATGTGATATCAGTGGAACAGGAGGAGTATGTGGAATTTAAAACGACTCTTGACAAATAATAAAACAACTATTATAATAAATATATGGTGCCAATAGTGGGCCACAAAATATCAACTTGCTTAGAAAGGAGAATGATATGAACGTACATGCATCTTTAACGAGTAATCATCCATTTTTTTCAAACTTCTCTAATTGGGCTATCGGACATGATAGATTGTTTAGAGAAATGTTAAGGGTGGTTGATAATGCACCTTATCCAAACTCTGTTATGTCTGGTTATCCACCACATAATCTTATTAAAGATGAGGTAGGAAAGTATAGAGTAGAGTTAGCAGTTGCCGGATTTAATAAAGAGGAGTTAGTAATTAAAACAGAGGCTGGTAAGCTTATTATTAGTGGTAAAAAAAAGATGCAAACAGATGATGAAGAAAAAGTTGTTCACAAAGGAATTGCTCATAGATCCTTTGAGAAAGTTTTTCATCTTGCAGATAATGTAGTTGTGGAAAATGTGTCTCTTGAAAATGGTATGTTATCAGTTAAGTTAGAACAACTCATACCAGAAGAAAAGAAACCCAAGTTCTATAATTTATAAGTACATTAGGGGGAGTGCGTATTAGCTCCCCCTTTTCATACTAACACAGGAGATATATAGTGAAAAAAACAAGAGCAGCTAAAATAGATGGTGGTGTTTTTTACAGAGCAGCAGAAAGAAATAATCTACCAACAGATAATAGAACTTTAAATAAAATTGTAAAGCTTGTGAATGAGGGGATGACTGTAAGCAAGGCGGCTAAAACAGTAGCGCAGAGGACAACATGAAAAAACAACCTAATACAGTTTACATAGGTTATGATCCTAGAGAAGATGTAGCCTATGAGGTTTTAAAGTTTACAATAGAAAGAATAGCCGTAGACAATGTACGTATTGTTCCTATTAGGCGTGATGTTGTTGAAAGAATGGGCATCTACAATAGAAAATATGATATTGTTGATGGGCAAAACATAGACCAGATTGATGGTCGTCCGTTCTCAACTGAATTTAGTTTTACAAGATTTCTTGTACCAGCATTGAATATGTATCAGGGATGGGCCTTATACATGGACTGTGATATGTATCTCAGAACAGATATTAATGAATTGTTTGAAGAATATAATATGGATTATTATCCACTCTATTGTGTTAAACATGACTATACTCCTGGTGATAGTAAAAAAATGGATGGTCGTAGTCAGACAAACTATCGTAGAAAAAACTGGTCAAGCCTGATGTTGTGGAACTGTGGACACGAACTTAACAAGAGTCTTACAGTACATGATGTTAATCACCAGCCTGGATCTTGGCTGCATGGCTTTGAATGGTTGCCTGAGAAAGATTCTGACATAGGAACAATAGATGAAGAATGGAATTGGCTTGATGGTCACTCTAATCCAGAACTAAAAGCAAAGAACGTACACTTCACAACAGGTGGTCCCTGGTTTAAGGATTGGCAATGTAAACGTCCTATTGATGGGATGTATGCTGCCGAATGGAATGGAGATTATACTTATCTTGCAGGACATGGAAAGATAAAACCTTATGAAGTATAGAATAGTCACCTGCTTTGATGAAACAAAGCTTAAACAAAATACAAATAAATTATTGGAGCAATTCAAAAGTAACTGGCAACCTAATATAGAGTTCCATTGTTATTATTATAATCTTGATATAAAGAATTATTCCTTACCTAAAGCAAAGAATATAAAGTACCACAATCTTGAATCCATATCTGAATATAAAAAGTTTGTGGAAGATAACAAAGTACATGATGGTACTGAAGATAAAACCATAGCATACACAGAGATGCTTGATGCTCTGAGTGCAGCCCCTAAAGTTTTCTCTATTAGTGAGTGTGCTTTCAATCATGAGGGTGGTTGGATTATTTGGGTAGACCCTCTTTCAATAACTCTAAAAGATATTAGAAAGTCTTCTCTTGATACTATCTTTCCTAATGGAAAAAGTAATACTGATTTTGTTTTTATTCCTGAGAGTGACTACTTCATGGGATTTAATATAGGCAGACAAACTCCTGTTGATCTTCTGGGAGATTGGAGAGGTGCTTATATTTCTGGAGAATTCATGAACTATAGAGAATGGTCTGGTTCTTTTGTATTAAATAGGTTGGCTACAATCTACAATGCTCATGGTATGAACATCACTGAGATAGATAAGATAACATCCTTATTAGTAAGTTTGAAAGATAAGGATGTCTATGCTATGAGAGATGGTTCAGGCAAAAGGATAATTCCATTGTCAGAAACGGATACATCTCCAGACATATTACCGAATAGATATAAACAATTAGCTGATATGATCCGCTTTTATAAACCCAAAACAATCCTTGAAACAGGAACTTGGAATGGTGGTCGTGCCATTGAAATGTCTCTTGCTGCCTTTGAGAACAGTGATGAGGTACATTACATAGGCTATGATTTGTTTGAGGATGCTACAACTCAAACAGATATGGAAGAGTTTAATGCCAAGCCTCACAACACAGAAGCGGCTGTTATTAAAAGGCTGGATGAATTTAAAGAACATATTAAAACAGAAAGACAAAAAGAATTTACCTATAAACTTCATAAGGGTAATGTGCGTAATACCTTAAAGAAAGAACACTGGCCTATATTTTTAGATGTTGATCTAGCTTTAATGGGAAGTGGTAACAGCATTCCAACAACTAAACATGAATATGAAATGCTAAAAGGTATTCCAATTCTTGTGGCTGATCATTACTTTACCAAGGATGAAGATGACAAGATAGCCGAAGAACACTATCAAGGTGTTAAGGAAGTCTTTGATAGTGTTATCACAAAAAAAGTAGATGCACAGGAAACAACAGAGGATGGTTGGACTAACTTTGATGAGAAGTCAACCACAAGAAAGTATTTATTACCTTCTGGAGATAAGGTAGCTGTTGGTGGTCACACACATTTGGCAGTCTTTCTTCATGATCCAAAACTAGATGATGTTCCTGAAGATCTTAAACGTGTGCCTATAGTAGTACACCCCAGAGATTGTGTACCAAAAGATTATATTAAATCTAACATCCAAGCAAACATGAAACTTCTTGGTAAGGATAAATGGATACAAAAGCATGTTCCCCATAACGAAATGGGTATTATAGTTTCTGGTGGTCCTTATCTGGACTATAAAAAACTAAAAGAATTTGTAGATGAACATCCCAATAGTAAAGTACTTGGTGTTAAACATGCTTATCCACATCTTATGGAGCATGATATATTTCCCTGGGGTTGTATTGTCCTTGATCCTCGTCCCATAACAGGGAAGAGTACACACAATATTGTAAGAAAAGATTTGTTTGAAAACTTACACCCCAAGACAAACTTCTTTATAGCATCCATGACTGATCCCACAGTAACTAATTTTCTAAAGGATAAAGATGCAAGGATGTGGGGATGGCATGCCTTTACCGATTCATTAAGGGCAGATGAGCAACAAGGACAGGCAATACAAAATCAACAGGTAGTTCTTAACGAAGAGTTGGGTATACCTAAAGGTGCTACCTTAATTACAGGTGGTACGTGTGCAGCCATGCGAAGCATAGGTATGTTACATACAATGGGCTTTAGGAATATACATCTTTTTGGTTTTGATTGTTGCAGGGATGAACCAACTGATGAGGAGAAAACAGAAACAACAGGTGATATAGATGGTGGTGAAACACCCAAACCAAAGTACATTGAAGTAAGTGTCAAGGACAAGTCATACTGGACTACGGGTGAACTTCTGGCAATGGCACAGGATTGTGAGAAGATCTTTAGTGATCCTGGTCTTGATGGAGTTCTAACCTATCATGGAGAAAACACAATGGTAGCTGATCTATGGACAATAAAAGAACAACAGGAGCAGCGTAAAGCTTTTGATGGGTATTACGATGATTGAAATAGATCCTTATACGAGTAGGCACGGTCCTTCCATAAAATATGTTTCATATTTAAAAGAATATGAACAGTTTCATCTTATGGGTAAGGGGATGTTCAATGGTAGAAGTCTTCTTAAATTTGTGGAGATAATCCAAGAGTATTTATATCGTAATAAATGTAAAACTTTACTAGACTATGGTTCAGGAAAAGGTCAACTCTATACGGAAGACTTCTCTGAGATAACTGATGAGATTGACAGGCCCCTCCCTGAGTACTGGAATCTTGATGAGTATCAACTCTTTGATCCCGCCTATGAGGAACACGCAAAGCTACCTGTCCACAAGAAGGACGCTGTAATATGTACTGATGTTCTGGAACATATACCAGAGACAGATCTGGGATGGGTTGTAGATGAAATATTTTCGTATGCAAGGAAGATGGTCTTTCTAAATGTAGCTTGCTTTGAAGCTATAAAGACGTTTAAAGATGGTACTAATGTACACGTATCTGTCTTTAGTCCTGATGATTGGTTACAGTTTCTTGCACATAGAAGTAGACAGTTTCCCAAATTAGTTATATATGTGTTTGCTGATACAATAGATGCAAAGACAGATGAATTTCTAACAAGAGGATTTAGAATAGATCAGTATCCTCGTATCATTGAATTAAAGGATAAGGAGAGAACAGCATGTTTGGAATTGCCGAATCAGTCATCGGGGTAGCTGGCAAAGTCCTTGACAAGTTTGTTGAGGACAAAGATCTTAAAACAAAACTGGAAGCTGAGTTAAAATCACAGGTCATTTCCCTGGATCTTGCTCAAGCACAAGCCAATATAGAACAATCGAAGCATCCAAGCCTCTTCGTTTCTGGGGCTAGACCTAGCATCATGTGGGTATGTTGTTTTGGTTTGGCATGGCAATTCGTTCTGCAACCGATAGCGGTATGGCTTATAGCTGTAACAAATTCT